ATAAGCAAGAGGTTGGAAAACATATGTTCAAACCACAGGAAGACGGTCCTGAAAACACCGAGCAACCTGAGGATGCAGCACCTGAAGCTTCAGCTGAAACTGAAAACGAAACCGAGGTAACTAAAGATGAAACTGATCAGGGAGGAGATTGAAACCGCTAAAGTAACAATCACCGAAGGTAAGAATGGTAAGAAAAACCATTTTATCGAAGGTGTGTTTTTGCAGGGGGAGATCAAAAACCGCAATGGTCGGATGTATCCTATCTCGACCTTACAAAGAGAAGCCGCAAGTTACAATCAAAAGTATATTGAGAAGGGACGTGCACTAGGAGAGTTGGGTCATCCAGATGGTCCTACTATCAACCTAGATAGAGTGTCACATCTCATTACTTCCCTTAAGCAAGAGGGTAATAACTATGTTGGCAAGGCAAGACTATTGGATACACCAATGGGTAACATTGCCAAGAACCTCATTGATGAGGGTGTCAAGTTGGGTGTTTCATCCCGTGGACTTGGTACTATAAGAGAAAGAGATGGTGTAAAAGTCGTCATGGATGACTTCATGCTCGCAACAGCAGCAGATATTGTTGCTGATCCTTCCGCACCAGATGCTTTCGTCAATGGAATCATGGAAGGAAAGGAATGGATCTACAATAATGGGTCAGTTCAAGAGCAAACAGTGGAGCAAATCAAAAAAAGAATTGATAATGCTGCACTAAATCAAATGGAACAGGTAAAACTTTCCGCATTTAACCAGTTTATGCAGCAACTGTAATAACCTGGTTGTCTAAATAACTAATAGCAATCGCATTTTACGATACGGAGACTTCTAATGTCAGAAGAGATTACAAAAACTCTGGATGAATCAAGTGTAACCGCAGGAGCGAAGCCAGCAGATCCACAAGGAAAACTTGGAGCTGATGGTAGTAGTCTCGGTGGCGTACAAGATTTAGGTGGACCTACACCTTTTAATTCCAAACCAACAGATGATAGTAACAAGTATAAGACTATCGCTGGTGGTAACGCTCAATCACCTACAACTAAACCATCTGATGCTTCCGCACAGAAGGCAGAATTTAGTGACAAGGGTGATGTAAAAGCAGGACACGAGCCAGAAGGTGACGTGATTGCAGAAGAGCCTGCTGAAGAAAAAGTTATAGAGGTAGATTTATCTGCTGACGTTGCTGCACTTACCGAGGGTGAGGAGTTAAGTGACGGATTCAAAGACAAAGCAAAGACTATCTTTGAAGCTGCAGTTGTCTCACGTCTAAACGAAGAGCTAGAGCGAATGCATGAAGACTATGCAAAAGCACTAGAGCAAGAAATTGAGACCGTCAAGTCTGACCTTGCAGAAAAGGTAGACGAGTATTTGACATACGCTGTTGAAGGTTGGATGAAGAAGAACCAACTTGCAGTAGAGTCAGGTATTAAGGCAGAGATGGGAGAGTCAGTCCTATCTGGTATCAAAAAAGTTTTTGTCGAGAATTACATTGATCTTCCCGACGAAAAAGTTGACCTTGTAGATGGTCTACAGGAGCAACTTAATAACATGGAGTCAAAACTCAACGAATCAATTGAAGAAAACGTTGGCTTGTCTAGGCAAGTTGGCGGCTATATTAAGAATGGGATTGTGACAGAGATTGCAGAGGGCTTAAGTCTCTCTCAGAAGGAGAAACT